TAACGTTTTTTTTTTGCTTTATGAGAACGTACACATCTATACTCATCATTTAAATACCATGGTCCTTTAGGATCATATTTAAAGCAAGAATCCTTATGAGGACCTGACTTCACTTTGGTTTTATAATATTTATTTATTCGAGATCTCTGTCTCGCAGTTAATTTAGTTTTACTTGTTCTCTTAGGTCGTTTAGGTCGTTTAGGTCGTTTAAATTCTGCTTCACCCGTTCTCTTAAATTGTTTATATGCTGGTCCAGCTTCTTGTAATGCTTCTTTGTATGTAATATCATACTCATCAGCATAATTTCGAACGAATTCAACCCAAGGACTATGTGCTGCTGCCTTTAGACCTCCTTCTCTAGTACCTTTACCACCTAAAAGGACACCACCACCTGGTGCATATCTAGCACATCTACGGACTCCGCTTGGTTCCATAACTTCTCTTAAACAATGACGGATTCCTTTTGATGGGCGTCTTCCACCGACATTAACTCCTGTTGCATACATCATATCACAGCCTTGTTCTCCACAACCTCCCATGGCAATCTTTTGTCTAAGTATTTGATCGATTCTATGTCTAATATAGTCTTCGTCCATTATATAATTATTAGAGAAATTAATTAATTGTCTATATTAATCAATTTATCTATCTTAATCTTTTCCTTAATTCTGTTCTTGTCATTTTACGGCCTCCTACCATAACACCTTCACCATAACCAAGAGCTTCTGCAGCTTTACTGCCAACTTGACCCAATGGATGTGGAATGAATGATAATCCTTTACTTAATAGCTTATTTTCTTTAATGAAGTCATGGGCACTTTTTAATCCACTAACAATTGATCTACCAAAGTCACGCAAACCGCTTAAGAAATCACCACCATTAACATGTTCTACATCTTTATAGTTTAAGAAAGGTCTTGATTGAGCATCCAAAATATCAGTAGATGAGATAACACCGACATTAGTAGATGCTCTACCCAATCCTTCAATAGTAAATGTACCTTCTAGGACTGGTACTAAATACAGAGTAGGATTAATAGATACAGTTTGATTTACATTGGTAGCTTGAACTTGTACCTGTAACATATATTGACCTAATTTTCCAGGAGCTTCAAGAGCTTCTAACCCGATGTCAGTAGCAAATTCTACACAAAGTACTGAACCAATAGTACCAATTTGAGCAGTTAATGAACCAGCTTGATATACTGGTCCACCACTCCATTGTGTAAATGTCATGTTACAATGATTTTTAACTGACATTTCATACAGTTGATCCATACTAGCGTTAGATAACAATCCTGTTTTGTTTTGGAACTGAATATTGATATTATTTATTTGGAAGAAAGTATCAGTATTAGTAGGGCTACTATATAGATCCTGATTACGCATACGAGCATATATATATAATCGTCTAGGGATACTACTTAATTGAATATTATTACTATTCATCTGTACTGAAGCATTAGGAGCAACAGTGGCTCCATAATCTGTAGGATATCTAGGTACGTCAAAATATGGATAAGTTATAGACATATTTGGTGATAATACTTGTGTTTCTTGAGGTGTAACATACTGAAATAACATTAATGGTACAGCACCCAATCCAACTTGGCCGAATGAGAATGCGGGACTAGTAAAATTATTGAATGTAATCGAAGATGATGTAACTGGTAATGCACCTAATGATGTATCATGTGACCAGACACGATTAGCAGCTTGTCCTAAAAAGGTAATATTAAAGTCCATTGTAGTAACATTAAAAAAGGCAGATCCATTATTACAACCCCAGAAGTATGGACTTAACAAGAATAGTGGTTCACACACAGCTAAATCAACGACTGCCGTTAATACTTGACTTGCTCCAGTACTAGCAGGATTAGAAACAACTTCCCAATAAGCAAATCCTCCACGACTCATTACTGATTCATCATTAGAATCACCATAACCTTGTAGAGGACTCCTAATACTACCGATAAGATCTGAATAGTTTTGAGACTGATCAGGACATGATGGTGTCATCGAATAATCATGATTTTTCAATTTTGCATCTGTATTGTAATGTAGTAAAGCATGTACAATATCTGCTACATTGACTGACACAGATTGATTATTAATAGTAGCTTGCATAGTATCAATACAGGAAGATATAGGATATGATCTTGGTGCATCTTGATTAGCATTTAATAGAGTTTGTCCTGAAGCAGTAGATGTACCACTCATAGTTATACGCATGGGTAAATAAAAATATTGCTTACGATCAACAAAAATTCCTCCTGATGGTGGAGGACAACTAAATTGAATACTCGAAGACGATACAGAAGTAGTTGTATATTGTTTCCAAGTAGTTTGAGATCCTGATTTGAGAATAGCATAATCTCTCATGTTATCTACGATAGTTCTAGGATCACGGACTAGGACGGTATTTAATTTTTGAAATGATAATGACATTACTATATATAATTGAGAGAAATTATATTTAGTGAGTCAGCATTTTTGTATTTTTATACAAACTTTTCCTGAAGAAACCTATTTTGATACTAGATGTTTGATTATATTCTATCAGCATAGGATATCTATTTCCATATACATCCTCCCAATAAACTTTTACATTGATTCTATATAATGGTGTATCTGATATCATATCGACTAATCTATATTGAGCTGTAGGATTATAATATGCTATTGTCCTAGAATCTCCAGCATTTTCAAGTGGTATCACAAAATCAGTTAATACAGGTAGTGATACATTTATCCCAGTATTATCAGGAGCTGGTATATTTTCATACGATATTGGTATACTACCTGAGGTTATTAGTATCTTACGTAAACTAGACCAATATTGTATCATTGAATATTGTTGCGTAAATATGAAATATTGTGCTGGAAATACAGGTGTAGTCCCAAAAAATGCAAATGCATTCTGATCAGTAGGAAATACTTGTGGAGGAGTTGGATCTGATGGATTGAGAGGAATAGTATTAGTACATCTGAATATGAAATCTGCACCATTAGGTTGATTATATCCATTGAAAAATATTTCGAAAGATTCTAAATATCGTAGTAAGGCTAGATTCATATAGAGAAATGGTATCGAAGTTGCTGGAGAAGTTACATAAGAAAATAATCGCGGAACTATCAAAGAAATTAACTCTGTCGATGAATTGTATTGAAAAAATGGTTGGATAGTAGTCGGGAATAATGCTGCTAATGGACTTGTTGTCCATGCTATATTAAGAGCTACATTAACCATATTAATCAAAGTTTGATATGTATATACATAATAATATGGTGTAATCACTTGCGTATCTTGATTCTGTAGAGGATATGATGCAGTATTATCTGCTGTATAAATTAGATTAACTGGATAATATACATCATTATATAATATTCCGATAATCATTGGAGTAAGATTAGCATTAACTGGATGTGATTGTTGATTACCAGGAACAATAGGCATGATAAATAAGGGTACTGAATTCATAGGTATGGCAAACCTAACAACTGAACAGTAATAATCTGAACACTTATCTACGACAGCTAATGTCTTAGTAACATTATATTCCATAGGTATAGGATTTTCTCCACTAGGGGGATCGAAAGGAGTTCCTGTAGAATTGATCTGAGGAGAATTGAAAGTAATATTCAGGTATATGTTATCATTCTCTTTGTAAATGAAATCTTTGACTGACATTATACTAATAGTACAGAAATTATATCCTCGAAAATAGATTTAATTTGGGGGGAAAATTGGCGTTTAAATTTTTCAAAAAATATATAAGATATAATTAGATATAGTAGTATGACAAGTACGTGTACCTACGTGTTCCAACAAGGATCGAAGAAAGGTGAGACATGTGATGCAACATGTAGAGGAGACTTCTGTTTCAAGCATAAACCAAAAGTTTTTGAGTATAAGAAGAAATATTATCGAGAACAACGCTTGACTAAAGGTGAAGCAGAATGTGATGAAATAAGAAAGTCTATTGAAAAAGGAGATATACCTGATCATAATAAATATGGACTGAAAAGATTAGAGATTATCTGCGAGATGAAAATATTACTCAAACAGATCTATGGTATACTATTGGTCTTGGGTGATATTACTCTCGAGGAACTCGAAAAAAAATTAGATAAGCTAATGAATGAATCTTTTTACAGGAAAATGAATAAAGCAATAAATAAATATGGTGAATTAACTAATAACGAACGAAAACGTAAAGAAGAAGAATATATGACTGAATATGCTAATTTCAGACAATTATGTTACACTCCTTACAGAGGTAATTACAAACGTGCTAAGTCAACACTAAATAAACTTCGAACTGAATATAGTGTTTTACTCGAGAAATTAAAACAAGCCACCAAAATATGTAAAATAATCAATGCAGCTTATGATAATCAATTAAAAGAAGATGTTGTTGAAGTATAATTACTAACTTAGTAATCATACTATTTCTTATTCACTTTCTTTTTCTTAGGTGGTTCATCGTCCTCTTCCTCAGATTCTATTGTCTGGACCATTTTATCTTTGAATTTCTCAACTAATGCAGAAACACGTAGTTTTTCTTGTCTCATTTCATTCCTTAACCGTTTTACTCTGACTTCTTTGATACGTCTTAGTTCTTTTTCCTCATTTATCGATAAAAGATATTCATCTAGCTGATCAGGAGAAGCTCTCTCAAGAAGATTATCGAATACAGTCGAATCTGGGATTGGCACTTGTTGCTGTAAAGGTTGCATATTCTCTAAGTCCGATTTTATTTTTCTATATAGATGAATATGAAAGGAAAATATCGAAAGTACGATGTTCTACGAGAACTCATTAGCTTATCCAGATGGTTCGAAGAACAAGATACTAAAGTGTACAAAGTGAATACTAAGAAATTTAATCATATAGAGATCAATGATCTTCGATGTATTTTAATTAAGAAACATTACCTGATCAAAGTATTAGATAATGAAATCGAGGTAGTTTCGTGAAATCGGACTTAACCGGCTAGTTGTGATTTCACATAGTTATTGGCTAAAATATAGTATCATGTAATAGTAAATGAGCTTATCTAATCTCTTTGTTCCTAATGATTATGATATATTTTGTCATAATATTACTGTTAGTAATCTAGCCACTATAAATAGCCTCAACATCGACAATATCATAGCTGATAATATAATTACCACTAATCTGAGTGCTAATGGTGCCACAATAGATACTCTGATATTACCTTCACTAACTGAAGATGCATCATTAACTGAAGTACTCGTATTAGATACTTCTGATAATACTGTTCATTGGTCTACTACGACTAGTTTAATAGGCCCTACAGGAGCAACCGGATCTACAGGAGCTACTGGGGCTACTGGTGTAACCGGATCTATAGGAGCTACTGGCATAACTGGTGTAACTGGTGCTACAGGGATAACTGGTGCTATAGGAGCTACTGGACCAACTGGTGTAACCGGATCTATAGGAGCTACTGGCATAACTGGTGTCACAGGAGTAACTGGTCAAACAGGGGCCACAGGACCTACTGGCATAACTGGTGCTACCGGATCTACAGGAGCTACTGGTGTAACTGGTATAACTGGCGCTACCGGATCTACAGGAGCTACTGGTGTAACTGGTATAACTGGCGCTACCGGATCTACAGGACCAACTGGTGTAACTGGTGCTACCGGATCTACAGGAGCTACTGGTCTAACTGGCGCTACTGGACCAACTGGTCAAACAGGGGCCACAGGACCTACTGGTGTGGGTAATGTAACTGGTCCTGCTAGTTCAACTAACACAGCAGTAGCATTATGGAATGGTACGAGTGGAACACTACTCGAAAATAGTGCTACTCTATTGAGTAGTGCAGGTGTTTTAGATATGACTTCTTATACAGCTCCTGTTATTGGTTTAGGTAGTGTTTCTAGTGGGGCATCTTCTATTGTATTTGGAGCGAACAACACTAGTTCTGGGCCTAGTCTAGTTGCATTAAATACAGCGTCCCCTGGTAGCTATCTTACTGATAGTCAATCTGGAGATGTAGTATTCAGATTTTATCCAACTACTACTAATGCTTTCAGATTTGGGTTTGGAGCAACTCAAAGTGCATTTTATCTTAATAGCTCAAATGTTGTATGTAATGTTCCTATTTTATTGAATAACTCTACAAGTGGATATACTGCGGCTAACTTTAATTATTATGAACAATATAGTGTAACAGCTGCATTAGGAGGTATATGGTCAGCAAATCAATCATGTACTCTCAAGATAACAAGAATAGGAAATGCAGCGATATTTATGATAGCTACTAATGTATTAGCGACCGCCAATACTTCTACTACAATTTCTCTAGTATTATCTGGAGGTATCCCAGCTAGATTTAGACCTGTTGCAGACTTTCATTCACCTTGCGAAGTAGAAGATAATGGAGCTATCATAGCAAATGGAACATTACTAATAGCAAATGCTGGTACGATGACAATAGGAAGTACAAATGGAGGCGTCTTTGTAGGTTCTGGAACAAGTGGAGTATTTGGTTTTTCAGTTAGTTATCTAATCTCTTAATCATCATAAATTAAATATAATCTAATATTAGTAATGTCAATCAGTAATTTATTCGTACCAAATGATCTGAATTTGTATGCGGAGTCACTCAATCTACCAAATGGAAGTACTGGTGCAGCTGGCGATTTAAATTATTATGAACAATATAATATTGTGGCAGCTCTTGGAGGAATCTGGGCTACTAATCAATCATGTACCATAGATATAACAAGAATAGGTAACCAAGTTACATTTATGTTACAGACTGATATATTGGCAACAGCCACTACAGCATCAACAATTCAATTAGTACTATCTGGAGGTATACCTGCAAGATTTAGACCAGTTACAGATATCCATGCTGCTTGTGTAATAGAAAATAATGCAGCTATAACATCATCTGGTGTTTTATTAATTTCTGCGGCAGGAATATTACAAGTATCTAATACAGGAGGAACTAATTTTACAGGATCTGGTCTTAGTGGTGTATTTGGATTTGCAGTCAATTATCTAACTTCATAACTTAAATAACTCATTGAGTTATCTAAGTAAGATTATAACTAATTGAAAATGGAGGAAATCCTATTGCTCCTGTATTAGAAAAGTTAGGTGAATTATAACCTCCCCCAGCTGCACTCCATATATTTATGATTCCACTAGTCAATATTTGAAATGTTCCGAGAGCATCAGCATCGCCATTATAAACTAATATTGGAGATGTTATTTTGATTGTCGGTAAAAATCTACTTGGTATCGCTGGTGTTGTTGTTATAGCTCCAGTTGTAAGATATGCTCCCAAATTATTAGATAAACAAGTAATCGTTACAGTATTACCTAATAGAGTAATACTAAAATTAGCTGGTAAAGGAACACTCTGTATGGCTCCTCCTAAAGTAAGAGTTGTATCGAAGATTTCATAGTAATTTAATTGTGATGGGAATGCAGCTCCTACACTAGGTAATATAAATCCTCCACCTGAACCTTTCACACGGAATAATTCAATAGCTGTTCCTAAACCAGTACTTGCATAAAATACGTGATCTGAACTTGTAGTATTAACTTGATAACGTAAGACATTAGGATTAACACCAAAACCAAAGAAATTAGTACTATCTCCAGCTACACTAGGAAACATTACTAGTTTTCTATTATCAGTAGTTGTTGGTTGAATTATTCTTCCTGTTTGGTCAATAATATCTCCTTGTATCGTTAAACTACCACCAGCCGGATTACTTGTTATTGTATTAACTGCTAAGGTATTAAGTGTTTCTGTTTCAAAATTTAGAGTATCGGCCGTTAATGAATCGCAAAATAGATCATAATTATTTGGTTCGAATAGATTCGATATTGACATTACTATAATATTAATATCGAAAATAATTTATGATATCAGATATGTTACACTAAAACTATATATTCCCGATGTTCCTGTGGTAGCAGATCCTGAAAAATTACTAACACCTACTCCATTATAGACATTTATAGTACCCCCTGTCTGAATATTAACATATCCTAAATTTTCAGAACCATTATCCTGAACTAATATAGGTTGCCAGAGAGCAAATAAAGGACATAATCTTGTTGGTATTAAAGTTCCCGAAGTAATTGCTGCTGCTATGGTAGCGTTTGCTAAAACATTAGATTGTAAGTTAACTGTAACTTGATTACCTATCCTTGTAATTGATACAGTTCCAGTTTGTGAAGTAGCCCAAATATTTGAAAAAGAATATGTCGCTGATAGTGTTTCATAATAATTTAATTGGCCAGCTGTAGCTGCTCCTACACTAGGTAATACAAATCCTCCTCCTGAACCTTTCACACGAAATAATTCAATATTAGTACTTACACCAGTACCAGCATAAAATACATGATCGGCTGATGTTGATGGTGTTTCATATACTAAAGCATTAGATTGTACTCCAAATCCATAGAATTCAGTAGTATCTGATGGAGATGTAGTTGAATACAAACTTAATTTTCTATTTAATGTGGTAGCTGGAAATGCTATTTGATTAGTAGCATAGAATACAATACCTTGTACAGTAACAGTTTCCCCAGGTATATTACTATTAATTATACCAACATCTATTAATCCTGCTGTTAGTGATTTCGAAGCATTTATATTTACGTTATCTTGTATTGCGATAGTTCCACCAGTAGGGTTACTTGTTATTGTGTTAACAGCTAACGTATTAACATTCTCCGTATTAAAAGTTAATGTATTTGCCGTCAACGAATCGCAAAATAGATCATAATTATTTGGTTCGAATAGATTCGATATTGACATTACTATAATATTAATATCGAAAATAATTTATGATATCAGATATGTTACACTAAATCCATATACTCCAGAAGTTCCAGAAGATGATGATCCTGAGAAATAGAAATTACTACCTGATGCTTTATAGATAGATAAAGTTCCACCTGGTTGTATTTGTACAAAACCAGTAGTTTGCGTACCATTATCTTGGACCAATAATGTTTCCTGCAAGGCAAAAGCTGGAGATAATCGAGTTGGTATCGCTGGTGAACAGAGGATAAATGATGAAGTTGTAGCATTAGCTAAAATATTAGACTGCATATTAAGTGTAACTCTATTACCTATCCTTGTAATTGATACAGTTCCTGTTTGTGAACCAGCCCAAATACCTGTAAAAGAATACGTTGCGGATATTGTTTCATAATAGTTTAATTGAGCTGCTGTCGCGGCTCCTACACTAGGTAGAATAACACCACCTCCTGAACCTTTCACACGGAATAATTCAATATTAGTACTTACACCAGTACCAGCATAAAATACATGATCAGCTGATGTAGTTTGAGTCTGATATACTAAAGTATTAGGTTGTACTCCAAATCCATAGAATTCAGTAGTATCTGATGGAGATGTAGATGAATACAAACTTAATTTTCTACTTAGGGAGGCAGCTGGAAATTGAATTTGATTCGTTGGATAAAATGAAATGCCCTGTAAAGTAACAGCATTACCTGATATATTACTATTGATTGTACCTACATTTATTAATCCTGTTGTTAGTGATTTCGAAGAATTTATATTTACATTATCCTGAATTGCAATAGTTCCACCAGTAGGATTACTTGTTATTGTATTAACAGCTAATGTGTTAATAGCTTGGGTATCTATATTCAGAGTGTTAGCTGTCAATGAATCACAAAATAGATCATAATTATTTGGTTCGAATAGATCAGCTATAGACATTTTATACTCTTAGTATAGATAATATGTCAAAAGTACAATCTATTATTTTCGATAAAAAACAATGGACAAGCCAATCTGCTCATAGATGGTTACATGCACATCATACTAAACCAATAAAAGCTGCACATGAAACTAAACATTTTCTAAGATACAGATTACGTAATCCAGAGATGTTCTCTCGATTCATAACTAAAAAGCTACCTAATGGAATTGATTTGATAATTGGTTTTTATTAACAGTCAACATAGTCACGATTTGATCGAAAGTAGTATCAAACATTTTAGCTAATGCTTTCAGAAATTCATAATATTCTTCTAGAGACATCCATCGATACAATAATCTTACAACACAATGACGGCCACATGTTCTTACATTTTTACCCATTTTTTGAAATCGATGTTCATTGTATGTTAGATTGTATGGTGATTTTAATAATAATTGTGTCAAATAAGTATGATCCTGATAAGTTTGTCTACCGAAGTTCTTAGGTATATATTTTAGAGCATCATCAGGATATCCACCATATGGATTGAAGAATTCGAGAGTATCATCATCCAATTTAAATACACATGTCCAATGCCCATATTTAGGACGCGCTTCAAATAAGAGAACAAATGCGCCATATGGTTCAAGTATATCATCTATATTATCATACTTATATAGATTTGGGTACAACACAATATTTGCCTTACCATCAATCAACTGTAAGATATCATAATTAGATAGCGCTATATCTTCGTATTTACGAATAATCTTTTTTAGCATTATTTCCTCTATAATAGAGGATATAATATTAATAGGGCATTGGATTTTTAGATTCCCAGTCACGAATATCATTAACTAATCTATGTAGAGTATGATTAAATGAATCATAGGGTATCCTTGAAAAATTTTCACTAGAGATAATATCCAGAGCTTCGAGAAATTGTGAATACCATTCATCATAACTCATTTTAGGGGTCTCTTCATCAGAATTATTTTCGTTTTCTTGTTCAGAATTATCTTCATTAGAATTATCACTATCATCATCGCTAGATGTATCATGTTTTGTTCTTTTACTCATTCTTATATCTAAGTCCGATTTTATTTTCATAAGATATATGCTCCATTTTCATACATTACACACATGGGATAATTCTTATAAATAGTAACCCATCTAGATGGTAATTGTAATAATCTTTCTATCTGTTTCTTATTAAGGCCAAAATAAGTCTTTAGCGCATATGTAATCTGTTGAGTTGAACCTGATTTAGGGAAAATAGTCATTATCTGAGCCTCATTTAATAATGTTCTGGCCATCTTACGTTCATTAGGAATGATCAGATGATTAGTAATGATAATAGTTATATCAAGTTTTCGACCTACCTCCATAATATCAGCCATCAACTTATCTATCTGTTTCTTTACTTTGTCATTCTGAATAGTATTACAATCATCAAATAATAAAATAGATCCTCCTCTTAACTCTTTTTCAATATCAATAGGATGATCTAACAGATTCTCATCTATTTTAACTTGTTGTACACGCATCCCATCATAAGCTTTATCATCTTGATAAGCTGTTCTACTGAATAAGTAGAAGTCCTTTTCAGGGAATACTCGAAGGTAATTCTTTATTAATTTAATTGCATACGTTGTCTTGCCGGAACCAGATGGGCCTGCCACATATACTACACTTCGTTGATCTATATCCAAAATTGGTGATAGCTTTCCATCGAATTCTACTTCCGTTGCATCGTCTGAATCTGATAAGTCTCCTGAAGAAGTGTCTGAGGTGCATCCCGTATCTCTATTATCTGTATTGAGATATAAAATTTCTCCATTTACGTTGCCACCTATGATTTTCGCGATTGGCTTTCCTTGTTGTAAATTGAATGACATCTATACTCATAGAGGATATTTTAAAACTCCAGAAAGATATTTTAAAATATCTCACTTAAAATTATCGAAGATGGAAATACAGAACAGCCAGCGACAACTTAAATCTGGAGACAACCTAGCACTTCTCGACTGGGATACATTAAAGTATTGTAAGCACCCTATTGCCCGCGCTCTTTATAAAACCAATGTTGGGCGCCCTCGTAAAGATAATAATGAGAAAGCCAAAGCAACTGATCGTATTAAGTGCAATGTTTGTGGGAAAATGATAATTAGGTCAGGTAGGACTAAACATAATCAATCAAAGTATCATCAAATATACGTTAGTATCGAGAAGAAATTACGTAAAGCATTAATAGATGATTAATTTACATTAATATACCATTATTGATAATTCTCATGTATTTAATTGAGAACTCTCAATAATTACGATGAAACATATCTTTGGGGGTACTTTTCCGGGCAAAAAATGGAAACAGCCTACGATAGTCTCGATAGGCTAATTATGTCTCGATAGGTCAATCGGATAAGGTAATGATAAAATCAATAAACATATCTTCTAAAAAAATCGGATAAGGTATGAACATTTTACTAGACCTTTAAAAAAAATCATAAAAATCAGAGTAAGGTAACGATAATAATAAACCTATCTTTTAAGAAGATTAAAAAATTCTATTGGAGATTCTATTCCATTAAAATTCTATTCTATTGGGAACTAATACTACAATAGGTTAATTAATAGGGATATGTTTATTATCATTACCTTATCTGATTTATTAAAAGGTTTGTTTGAGATACTTAGAGTATCCGATTTTTCTATAGATATGTAGGTCTCTTTATTAAGATAAATAAATCGGAAGTAGAAGTATAATGACTAGTAAATCCGATAAACCTGATATAGAAAGGGGCTTCGATAGGAATGTTGATTACCTAGTGATGAAGAGGCGCTTACTTAAATCCTTAAAGAAAACAATGAAAAATCTAGGTATCGTGGGGCCAAAAATGAAACGCATACTAATGAATAGGATTATCTATTGTCTGATTGCTATTATACAATTACGTAATGGCTCACGTATTTCTGAGGCAGTAACAGCTATGCGTCTTTTTATAGAAGCTGATAATTTCACTGATAAAGTTACTGTAAAGATAGCCAAATCTGAGACACTCAAATATAAGAAAGACACTGGTGAACAGTATATGACTAAAAGAAGACATCGAAGAATAATGTTTCCAATGGACTGGTTTGATGCAAATAAAATACTCCCTATTCTGAAGGGCGTTAATTCATACATTCTACATATCAAGGAAGATAGATTGAAGAAGAGAGTCCTTGATTATCTCAGAAAGTATCATAAATGTAATACTCATTCATTACGCTATGCATGTATTAATTATTTGCTGTATATTAAGAAACTCGAAATGGGTATTGTAGCCAAATTTGTAGGGCATAGTAATGTGAATCAGTTAGTGACATATACACAATTGAAGAATACGGACAAGATATTCGACATGGATATTTAATCTCATCATTATATAGGTATGTCATACGAAGAAATAATACAGACTAAACCAATAAGTAGTTACACAAAACAGGATCTTGATGAAATCAAAGCTATCTCATTTGATAAAGAGAATTTCGCATTGAAGGGATCTTTTTCATTCAGAGGCAGTAAATATCCATCTGATATCGATTTATCTGATATATTTACGGCATGCTGTGATAAAAAAACTACTATTAGAGAATTCATTAAAAAACTCCAAGAAATAGTCTCTAATACATTGCGAGCTAATCATTGGTTTCTTGAATTGAAGGCTGGTGTAGATCAACGTTATGTATCTGATACGATTAATTTACCATTCTTTGAACATCTGAATATGAATGGATTAATATCTGATGATGAATTCATGGCGATACATAGTATTTTCACTAAAGAGCCTACTCAATTAGAAATAGAACAATTAGAGGAATTTCTAAGACAATACGCCACTATTAGATGGACTGCTGATGAAGTGCTCTCAAGCCATAAAGTATTACCTGGTGGTGTTAGTCTATCATTAGAAGATGCAATTAATGATAGTAAAGTGATCAATATCGAATTAATAGTGATTCTCAATAATAGATTTACTGAGATGAGTAATTTCTTCTACTTATTATATTATGCCGCTGATGGTAGTGTACATACGATAAATACTCCTCAAGAATCATATACAGATTTCCCTGATTTTTTCGGTAAGGAGTTGAAGGAAAACATAGCAAAATTGTATTTTTCGGAACTATCGAAAAACTATGTTAAGCTAGCAAAAAGATATTTCACTTATGGAAGATTTTTCCAAGATAAGAAATTAGTACAAGCTGTATATCCTTTACTAAATTCTAATATCAGTCTAGCAAGTCAATTGAAAAGTGAGCTGGCCACAATTGAAAAATTAATCGAAAATGCATCATTCAGTAGTATCCCTCTTACAGTACTCAAAGATCATCTTGATTCAATCAAAGCCAGATTAGCTAATATCATAGAAATCCCACAAAATATTTTGGAGAAACTAAATGATGATCTTCTTGATATTATTGATTCACGTCTACTTACACCTGATATCATAATACATGGAATAAAACCAGTTAAAGGATATTTATCAGAATTCACGAATAAATACGCACTAGCATATCTCAAGAAGGTACATTTAGTGCCACCACCTAAGAATTTACTTCCTTATGAATTACTTAAATAACTTTATGAGTTATCTAAGTAAGATTTAAATATTCTTGTACTTGTGGATTAAGATATCGAAAAGCATCCTCAAATTTAATAGTATTATCATATTCTGTTACTAATATTGATATGCTATCAAGTACATTATTAAATATTCTTTGCATTAATTCAGTATTAGTATCTACTTTCTTCTTAGCAGTATCATATAATGGTTTTGCTACATTAAGTAATTTTTGGGATTCTTTCTTAAAATTCTCATTTCTCAATACATTAGAAATACGTTTATCAATGGATAATGTAGGTATATATTCTAAGTACTTTTTTATTCGCTGGTAGAAATATTTAAGTGCATCATCAAATAATATCTTATCATTATACTCAGTAGCTAAATGTGATATATTATCTAATACATCGGTAAAGATTTCTTGTTTTCTTTTTTGTGTAGCTGATTGGTATAATGGTTTGATGGATTTTAATATATCTGTGGCTTCTTTCTTAAAATAATAATTTTCTAAAACATCCTCTATATTTTTATCAAAATCTTCTTCCTGTTCAGGTTCACCAGTCTCAAATTCACCTTCTACTTCTCTTGCTAATGCCTCTTCTTCTTCTCTTATTATTTGTTTAATTGTTTCTGGATCAGCATTTAATTCTCTAGCTAAATCTTTTATTTCTTCTTGTGAAAATGTGTGTTTAGGAAGCTTCTGGTTTTTACTTTTTGCTAGCTGTTTTGGTTTTTCACCTAACGTTTTTTTTTTGCTTTATGAGAACGTACACATCTATACTCATCATTTAAATACCATGGTCCTTTAGGATCATATTTAAAGCAAGAATCCTTATGAGGACCTGACTTCACTTTGGTTTTATAAT